AACCAAGAGGAGCAGGCTAAGACAGACAAGGCATGGTGGAACTTAGCACACCGTCCATGGCTTTGCCTGACCTACCGTAACATCTGCTACTTTCCTTACGTCACTGGAGGACAAATCAAATGAACAAAGCATTGATCGTCTACCTGGTGGACAAAAGGAAAAAACTGGCACGCAAAGATGTGGAGTCCAAGCATGCCGTCACAGAACTGAAGAAACAAAGTGCTGCAACTTTTTAATGAAAGTGACTACTCGGCTTCAAGCTCGTATTCGGCGGCGATAGCGAGAATGTTTTTTTCAGTGACACCAAAATACTTAAGTTCTTGTACAACAGCCCGCAGAACAGCAGCAACGCATTGATAATCCCTCTGCATAGGGCCATCTAGCCAGCCGCAGTTATTCATGTAGGAATCTAGGACTGCATTTGCAGCGGGTGAAAGTTTAGACATAGAAAAGTTAATGGTTAATTACGTTGAGGTGTTTTGATATGGAGGCATGAGGTCTCCATTCTCATCAATGATGCCAGCTTCCATAAGAAACTGGCGTGCTTGCTCTGGTTCTTTATACCTCTCAATCAGATCATTGATCTGTTGAGAACACAGCCTCTCCGATGATTGGCAATTCTTTACAGAAGATTTTTTTGATTGCTTCTGCAATTTCTCTGTGTTCGAGTTGGGTTGATTCATGCGTCCTCAGTTGTAGGTAATGTATGTAAGACCTGATAGTGCCATTCATATACAAACGGGTTGGTGCAGCAAGAGGCAACACAAAACGCGCTGACTCTTTTGCAATACCCTCACTGATCATCTCTTGGTACAAATGCTTGGAGTCTTCCAAGATTGTAGACATCCGTCTGTAGTAGTGAGCAAGTTTCTCACCACCGAGACGTTCTTTCAAATCATCGTTGGAGTTCTGTCTGTTCTTGTAGTCTTGACTACGTAGATGCGGCAGTATGATGCTGCCTACATCAGAGACATCAGCATAACGCTGACTGAATTCCTGGAACGAGAAGGAACGATGCCTAAGGATCTGTGGTGAGATTGCACGTGTTGTGTTGATTTCAACACACATGTTGGCCATCTCGTACGGTGACCAGTGCTGATGTTTAATCAGATAACGCAACAACTTGGGTGCGGTATCCATGTTGTCTTGGTTCTTTGGTGCAGAAACGCGTGCCATGCGCGTGATCATCTCTTCTGCATTGGGCGTTGCCCAAACAAGTTGTACGTTCATGAGCACTTAAGGAAGTAATGCCAGCGAGATGTGGGATCAGTGTAACGGATTACTGAACAACCTTCGTACTGATCAATGACTTCAAACTTAGAGTTGTTCTTAGGTTCATCAGGTGACAAAAAGATTGCAGCAATTAAACCAGTAGCTGCAAAGGCAAGGATTGTTGCGGAGCAACCACGAAGAAATTGAATTTGATTTTCAGTCATTGAGTTGCTCCAGTGCGCGATGGATGATGTCGATGTCTTCAGACTCAAGCTCCATGCGTCCGTCCAATGTGTAGCCGCTTTCGAGAAGCACTCGCATGGCCTGCTCCTTCAAGCTTGGCGACTTGGGGCGGCGTGTGGCGCGGAGTTCCCTGCTCTTGATTCCCGACCACTTCCAATCCACCCACTCACAGCACGCCTCTAGCTCTTGGTCTGCGCCCCATTGGGCAACTTGGGCAGCGAGGTCTACATGGGAGATTCTGCCGCCAAAGTAAGTGTCTACCCACTGCTGCACCAGCTCCGGCGGTGGGGTGATCGGATGCTCTTGTGTCATGTTATTCACCAGGTACAAGGACTTCTTTGGTCAGACGTTCTAGCGCTGACACAGGACAGATGCGTGCAGTGGCATGTTCAGTTGGGCTAGGTAAATGATCCCAACGAACAAGCAAGAACTTTTGGGTAGCACCACGTGAATTGTTTTTGTAGTTGATGCCAACCACTTCACCATAGCGCTGGCTCCTGTACTGAGAGATACGTTCTCTTGTTTGTTGGTTGTTTGTGTAGATCCCATGAGGTTTGGGACGTTCAGCAACACGGTCACCAATCTTGTAATCAAACTGTCGCTTAGTTGTCATTGTAGTAATTAATTGTTGTCGGGAAGTTGTTCAAGGGCGCGGCGGATGGTGTCTGCACCAAGTTGAGTAGAGCTGTTATTGAGAATGTGAGCTAACGCCTCTAGCGCCTGCTCCTTCAGGCTCGGCGGCTTGGGGCGGCGGGCATTGCGGAGTTCACGTCCGTAACTGGGGCAAGGAACACTAAGCCACTCACAGCACGCCTCCAGCTCAGCATCTGCGCCCCATTGGGCAATAAGGAAAGCAACCGTATTCCAATCGGCAGGCAAATGTGCCCACTGCTCTACCAGCTCCGGCGGTGGGGTGATGGGGTGTTGCTGTGTCATTTGATGTTGGTGTAAGTTTTGTAGTTGACAATACGTGAGATTGTACTGCGAGCAGTATCATAGCGTATTGCTATCTGACCATTGCTCAATCCTTTCTGATGTAGATGACGAATCATCAATACATCAGTGTCAGTCAAGAAAGAGTTTCCATTCCTGGTACCAATAGGTTTGTAGGCTTTCAATGGAATTGGTTTAGCAACTTCATACCGTTCAACAGTACGGTACTTGCAACCACAATCAAGACAACGACAGTAGCGTTTGGTTACATCAGATCCTAGATGTTCAGTGCAGGTAACGCGCGTGTTACTACTGTTGCATTGTCTGCAGTTCATCTTCGGTAAGGTTCAATGAATGAAGTAGTTCAAGGCAATTGACTTCGCCCATGATCTTGAATGCATCTGCAATCAGTTCATGCGACAGTGCAGGAAGTTCGTAGTAGTCGTACAAGATTTCTTCTGCACGATCAAAGTCATCATAAGAACCAGTCAGATGTTGGATCACGGAGCCAGGCATGTTATCAACTAAGGCTGTAACAATTGCTTGTCTCACTTGAGTCCAAGAATGATCTGGTATCAATGCAACGGTCTTGTCGACAAGGTCGAGATCAATGGAGTCGTGTGTCATAGAGAAAGACCCCCGCTTGCGCAGGGGCCGAACATTCCGCTAGTACCTTAGGCAGGATTTGCGTCAGTGTCAATGAACTTGTCATAGAGACCAGCATCCTTGAGGCGCTCAAGCATCCCACACATCATGGTGGCATGGGCTTGTGTGGTCTCCATGAAGTGCCGTGCTCGTTCTGCTGAGATCACATGGACGCTACCATTGGGTTCGACGTACTTCCATGAGCCATCGGGCTGCGGCTCCCCTTGGAGCGCAAGCTTCTCAGAGTTACGGACGTACCGCATCTCAAGGTTGTGGTGATCTCTTAATCCCTGTGCATCTGTCCAAGTAGCTCCAATGTTATAGCGTTTATCTTCATCAGAAAACGCATGGAACTCAGGAATGATTGATTTAAATGCAGCAAAAAATTGCATGGTGTTAAATAAATGATTGAGTTTGGTAGGAGCGACAGGACTTGCACCTGCACGGTCAAAGACCAACGCATTTTAAGTGCGTCATGGCTACTAATTACATCACGCTCCCTTGCTTGGACTTACGACAAACGTCTGCCAAGAACCATTGTTACACGACAACGGCTGCAGCTTGCCCGTCTTGAAATTTCTCGCAAAGATAAATTTTGTTTATACAAAGAAACAATTAAATCGTCATGCTCTTTAGAGTACTTAGTACCATTGGCTTTTCCATAATGAGCAATAGCTGCACGTACATTTTCAAGTCTTGTACAACGCTCTAAATTGTTTAGAGCGTTATTTGTTTTGTTGTGATCTATGTGATTGATACAATCACCTTCACCTGTTAGCTTCCATGCCTCGGCGACTGCACGATGCACATAGATTCTTTTGGCATTTGCTTTGCCTCCAGTTGAAATGCTAAAAGTTAAATAACCATTTCTAGCTAATGAAAGCTTAAGTAAGTTTCCTCTTTTGCCTTTGATTTGACCACAAGCAGAAGCTTGATAACCAGGACAAGAAAGAATTGGTTTAAACTCAGTCATTGACTTCAGATGATTCAACATCAATAGCGTTTGATTTCCAAGTTTGATCACCTGGTATAGGTTCCATGCCTACGTCCCATGTATCGTAGTCATCCTCATTACGAGGATCGTCTTCAATCAATATGTACTGTGGTGAGTTGTCATGAATGTACTGACCTAAGTTAGCTAATGCCATGGCAAGCAGTTGTTCTTCCGTGGGCGTTATGTCTCTATGCTCATAGAGTTGATCTGTGTGTTTAGTAAAGGGTTCCATAGGTAAAGAGGCATCCCATTTACGAGGATAGGATGCCCCTGCTGTGGCTTCAGCTCTTAGAGCTTAGCTCAGATTCACGAGATTGCAAGGCCAGCTTGAATGCATTGGAGTACTTCTCCTTCTGATCCTCGTCCAATCGCTGGTTGCCAACGCCAGCAATCTGCTTGACATTCATGACACCCATAGATACATCCAGTTGGATGGTAAAGGTTGGCTTACCATCAATCATGCAAAGCACAATGAAGTGTTTACGTTTCTTGATGTCCTCTGCATACTGGGACGCAGATCCAACACAGTTACGGACAGCTTGCCCCCATTGCGCTAGCTGATGAGTGTCAATGGGTTGAAGGAATGTCCAGTCACTATCACCCATGCTGACCTTGACAGGTGTAGGGAATAAATCCTGGTGCAGTGATTCCTTCTTGTTAGCTATCTTCCATGCTTCTGCTTGCACGTAGTCATGGAAGTCAGGCATGCGCCAACGCTTAGGTGCTTCGATAGTCTTGTCGTTCTCAAAGATGCGCATCATCATTGAGAACGTGTCATTCATCTCATACCATGCATGGATAATAAAGTCGTGATCAGATAGCGAAGAGATCCGGCGATGCTCTTCATTTGATTTCTCAACATGCTTGCGCATCATATTGAGGAATGATGTAACAGACATGTGCTCACGCAACCAAGCAAGCAAAGTATCGTTGGTACGTAGGTGATTGAGATTAACAACACGCAGTTCTTCAAAGTATGTACGGTAATGATCGAGTGGACAATCAGGCCATACACGATTAATGAAGTAGATAGAGTTTGTCGTTTGCTCAAACTCTTTGTAGCCATACTTGACTGCCTTACGCTGATTGTTCTCAGGGTTATTGTATTCAGCTACAGATTTGTCAAGCATAAGTTGAAGTTGCTTCTTGATAGAAGGTGCAGTAATAATGTGTTCAATATTCTGTATGGTTACGTAGGTTGTAGCTATATAGTTATTCGATGCCATCCATAGATTAGCAAGGTTAACCATGCCATCAACCGTTAACTTAAACGCTGAACGATCTTCAATGCAGTTTGTTAATGCAGATGGAAACTCAAGTGCATCAAGAAGGCTCTTGCATCGGATGCGCTCAAACATGGAACGACAATCGTCCCATGTTGGAAATGTTTCCATCAAAGTTTTCTCAAAGCTATTGATTGCATCATTCATATCACGTGACTTCTGATAATAACTAGCAATACCCATGGCACGCCAGTTGCGTGCATCATTACCAGCAATAACATCTTCCTTGGTTATAGTACGTGAGTATGTAAAGGTCTGTGAGCCACGTCCAATGTTGTGTTCGGTGCAACGATCTTTAGTATTCCAAATGTGACGAGGAACTACCTTAGCTGCAGCCGCAGTGTTCTTGAATGCAAAAGCATAGCCATAGAGATAGTCCTCTCCCTTGGCAGGTAACCATGCGGCGTACCAGCATTGCTCGAAGTGATAGAGAACTGCAATGGTAATCGTACGTGCTTGTGGTGTAGCGATATCAACTACCTTGGTAAAGCGGTGATAACGCTTAGATACACCTGATGCATTGATACGATCAATCGCATCTTGTTGATAGCCAGCACGTACCACATTCTCAGGGATGAGATGTGGGATATTACCCAGTGGATACTTAGCTTTCTTCGTAGTCTTCTTAGGTTCTTGCTCTTTGACCAAAGCCTTGAGCTTTGGATCGTAAGCCAAAAGTTCTTGTTGCAGGTTGGAGGGGAGATGGAAATACATGATGTGGTGTGGTGTAGGTAAATGGAAAAGACAGTTTAACGTCATGTCCAGGACGGTTGATCAAAGTTTACAACAATTATTACTTGAGCTCTAGTTCTAACCACTGCTCCGGCGTTGCTCGGTAGTCAGTCATTAAGTTGCTCCAATGCGCGTCGAATAATGTTGACTTGATCTGTATCAAACACAATTAGTTCTTTAGCATCTTCTGGCTCTGTCTCAAGAGCTGCTAATGCTTGCACTTTCAGACTTAAAGGCCTGGGGCGCATTGCTTCAATTAAAGACTCGCCCACTGGAATAATTCTCAGATGTGATTCATTTAAAGCATTGTGATCCAACCATTTTGCATCTTTTAAAAGTTGCTGGTCTGCACCCCATAGGGCTGATTGCTCTGCTATGTAGCATTCATAAAAACATGTGTCTTCGTCGTACTTGGTTTGTTCCATCCACTTGCGCACTAAATCTAGCGGCGGTGGCGTGATGAAGTGTTGCTGTGTCAAAGTTTTTCCTCGTAGTACTTGGTTTGTTCCATCCACTTGCGCACTAAATCTAGCGGCGGTGGCGTGATGAAGTGTTGCTGTGTCAAAGTTTTTCCTCGTATTCTTTACGGAACTGTGCAAGCCATTCCATTAAATCAATAACACGTACTATTTGTTGGCCATCTTCTGCGCCACCAGCTACGCGCCAATGAACAGGTGACGTGTCTTGGATGGCTGTTTCCAAAGCATTGGTAGCTCCCCAGATTGCTCCCCACATTGCAGCTTTAGTTGCAATGTACATCGGTTGCATGTCATCTGTTTGATTGTCACTATACCAATGTGTCATCCAATCATTGACAAGATCTAAAGGAGGTGTTGGAGAATTGATTTCCATTGGATTAAATGAGTGAGTAGAGTGGACAGTTTAACGTCATGTCCAGGACGTGATCATTACTGCTCTAAGTATTGATCAATAGTGTAGGTACCGGTCGGTATAATGCCTGGTATGCGTTTAGCAAAACCAGTTGCCAGGTACACTCGACCTTTGGGACCACGTAGTACAAAGTACCAGCGTTTGAATTCAATTGAGAAACCAATCATTCGTCGTCACTCAGATCAAGTAGTTGCCAGAGAGGATCGAGTTGATCAAGATAGCTGCAGAAGCCATCTTCGTCAAGAGGAATCGGTTCCTCTGGATCCAGCTCAATAGTTGCTTGACACAATGCAGGAGCCCACTCTTCAGGCTCGAAGCGAGTCGCCCGATAGAGTAGGCGCATGTCGTCAACAACTGCTGTAACTGTGACATGAGTGTCAGTGAATGATGTGTGTTCGATAGCAAGGACAGTCATCAGTCTTCGTCGATGTAGGAATGAGTGGTGGTCTTGATAAGGCGGTACTTCATCCACAGACGTGCTGTGTCGTACTCGCCTTCCCAACGATTTGAATCCAATAGATTTTGCGTTGCTCTGCGCTGTGCGCAGGCAGCAAGATTAATTCGATCAAACATGTTGAGATAGTCGACGTAAGCAGACATGAGTTGAGTTGAGTTGGTGAACAGGACCTGGGACTTACACCGTAAGGATGCCCAGGATCTTTAGAATAATTTAATGTTTGAAATAAAATGTTCTTTGCTTCTTGATATGCAAACAAAGCCTCTTCTTCTGTATTGAAACGTTTGTTAATAATTTGTTTACCTTTGTATGTTAATTGTGCCTTCCATTTGTTACGCTCTTTGTCATATGAAACACCTTTACTATTCTGATTAATAATATTGAGAGATCGATTTAATAACCTCAGATTGTTAATTCGGTTATTAACCTTGTTCCTGTCAATGTGATCTATGTCATAGCCTTCTGGAATACTTCCATTCTGCATGACCCAAATGATTCGATGCTCATGGTAAAGCTTGGAATCAATACGAATAACTCGATAGTCCTTACTGTTGTAACAGCCAGCTCTATCTTTAGTGTTATTGCATCTTTTACCAGGTTGACTTTTCCAATGAAGCGAACCAAATTCATCCTTATAAATAAGCAATGAATTTAGATATTCTTGATCAGGAATAATAATTTTCTTCATAAAAGTTTTATACCTGGAATGCTCAAGCCTGTACCAGGAATACTGACTGATCCTTTGACGCCATTGGGGCTGGCGTTGACAGTCAGTTGGAATGGACCAAGCTTGATCTGTTTACTCACTGACTTGATACCATGTTCAGTGATGTTCACACCATGAATGGTGCGATCAAAACTTAATGGAGATTTCCTGGTCATCTTTGAGTTTGCGGATGAGCTGTTGTAGATCTTCTTCAGTGCCAGTAATGGACACTGTCATTGAAACTTGCCTTGACTTAGGTCTCCGTCTGTCACGTAGATCACGGACAGATGAGCGTCGTTGAAACTTAGTGCCACATACTGAATTAGATTCGAATAGTTTGCAGCATTCTTCCAGTTCTGTATCTGCTCCATATTGAACAGCTTCAACAAGAAGATCGCCAAAACTTTTGCCGTACCTTTGATACTGATGTATCCAAGCATCAAGCATATACTTTGGTGGAACCACAGGATGTTGTTGAGTCATTTTTGAAAAATGGTAATTGTTTATTAAATAAGTGTTACTTGAGATCCTCCGGCATGAGTGCCATGGCATCATCATCATCATCCATGTTTGTCATTACAAACTTTTGTCCATCGGGGGATATAAAGCCCCCGATGAAACCAATACCATGTTTCTCAGCTGATTCTTTCATCTTGGCTACAAGCTGCATAGCTTGAAGACGTTGGATGTCAATTGAATCAGGAATGCGAGGAGTGTTTGAGTTTGTCATGTGAGTTGAATTGATGTGTGGTCTAGAAGACTGTGTCAGTCTACCAGGGTTGTCAAGGATTGATTGGTGTATTAAGAGATGTAATGCATAGGAAATACTTATGTATATAGAAGGGTCCCCCCCTGGTTCTCCTTGGGGGAGTGTGAGGGGGGAATACATGTGTACTACCTGATGTTATCGATGCATTTCCTGGTGTTCTTTCCATGCAGCACTGTGCATTTCATCCATTGTCATGGGTGGTTCACCTGGTTCACTAGGTGTTGGGTCATAGTCAAGCTCATCGCTTAACATACCAATCACCTCATCGAGTACGTCAGCCATACGTGGATCTAAATGTGCATCCATCTGATGACGCCTGTCTTCACGGTTGCGAATGTTCTTGAGTGCATCCAATGCAAGTTGCAATTGGTGATACTCGTTCTTAGTCCAGCTGAGTTCAGGATACTTCTTGGTTTGTTCCATGGTTGAGTTGATGGTGAGATTGATGTAAAGACCTGGGACTTACACACCATACTTACGTAGGTGACGCCCAGGATTGAGGCTATGACTGAAGTATTGGCATGTATTCGCTATTTGCGAATAGCGAACAATATTAAGTATAAATACCTACGTCATGCGTCCTTAGGTGCAAGCATGATCCATGCAGTGTAGTTAGCACTGCTCCTGTCTACACGTATCAATCCGTATTCTTCCAGTCTCACCAAGGCCTGGAGATATTGCTCAAGCCTTGAGCTTTGCGATGGAAGCTTAGGTACGAAGCATGGTGTGTTCCCATACTTCTTCTTGTGGTTCAAGTAGTACGCATAAAGATTGCGTTGATTGATACTGAGTGCAGGTGTTGCAGTTGCTTGCATTGATCAGCAGTAGTACGGACGGGATTCAGGATAAGCCTTAGCTAGTTCGTTGGAGAAACTGATGTCGATGTTGGATCGAGTTGTCGTATCTCCAAGAGAAGGTTGGCCTTCGATCTCGTACTCTTCGAAGTACTTGACGTAGACCTGGACTGCTTGCCTCTTGGAGAAGATGCAGTGGCTGACAAGAGGTTCTCCTTGGGTGTAGTACCAGCCCCCTTCTTCGGGTCCGCCGTACCTAAGGTAGGTTTCGTGGACCGTGACGACCGTTGGGTCTTTGTGCTCAAAGTACTTGTGCACGTTGTAGGCATTGATTGCGAAGCGTGCTTTGTAGGACTTGGGGTAGAACTTCTTGAGTGCTGAGATGTAAGACATGATGCAAACTCCGTGATGATGATTGAAATGACTGCGATCAGGATGACGATGATGTCACCGTCATCCCATGCTTGACGAAATGTGGACTTAGGCTTGGTCATCGTAGGTCTCCAGTTCAGGTGGGTTGAGTTCGTATTCTTCACGCATGGCTTGCTCTTGTTCATATGCCATGTCAGCCATGGCATCAAGCAAGTCAGCGTTGCGTTGCTCGTCAATAAAGTTAGGGTCTCTCATGGTTTGAGTTGAAGTGGATGGACAGTAAAGCCTGGGACTTACACACCGTACTTACGTCGGTGCTGCCCAGGGATCAGAAGGTATTGGCCACCTTTGTTGCTAAGGAATCAACAAAGGTTGGACCATCTTCTTGGAATGCGAGCATGTATTGTTCACGCTCATCCTCATCCATCAGTGCACCCAGGGTGTGGTGTGCATGATAGAAGGCTAGTGCGTTGACGATTGCATACTTCTCATCAACGTTGATGATGAGGTGATACCGCTTGTTGTCTTCTGTCTGATCCATGAGTGCGCCCATGTTGAATTGAGGTAAGTGGACAATTGAACATGGGACTTACACCACACTGTGTGCGGATGCCCAGTGATCAGGCCATTAAACGATTGTTGAAATTGAATTGATAACCACCGTCACCACAAGGATTCTTGTAGGTGCGGTATGAAGTGATCTGATAGATAGCTGCAATAGTGATGTAGTATTCTTCTGCAAGTTCAGAAGCAGGTACACCGTGTGCTTTACGGGTACGAATATCTTCTATCTGTGCATCGCTCAAGAAAGAATTAAATCTTCCACGACGCACAGGATCTTGCTCGTACGGAGGACGATTACGTACACGTCTAATGACTTGTGTAATGGATACCGGTTTGCAATTAACGATTTGTGCAATGGAATCATAACGATAGCCCTGGCACCTCAGGTTCCAGATCCTATCTTCTTTGACGATTGAAATTCGAGTACGCATTGGTTAGTTGCTGTGGTTTGTGAAATGATCCTGGGACTTACATCCTTGTTGCGAAAGATTCTCAACAACGAAGGCCCAGGGATTTGTGGTTACTTCATGTAGAGGTATGAGCCAGCCCAATCAGCATCTTGGATGCAGGTGGCAAACGATATCTCGTCCATGAGGTTATAACGTACGTGCTTAGCTGGTGCCTTCCAGCTCGCTGGTTTAAAAACACAGCCAGTCTGGCGATGAATGAATGCATGCACGCAGGCACCAGTGTTGCCATTCAACGTTGAGCGTTTGACGTCACGTTGTATGAGCTTGTAGTACTTGACGCCTTTGACCATGTCAAATGCAATGCCGCCATCTCCGTACTGTTTAGCGTACTGTGCAAGCAACTTGTCGATCAGGCATTGGATGCGTGCCTCAAGTACTTCGGTGTGTTCTTTGAGTTGTGTGGTCATGTCAGCGATTGATTGTAGGTTGTGCTTTGACGGGCTGTGGATTGATGTTGGTAAGATCCACACCCACTAGTGCCATGCCACTGATGGTGGCAAGGAGGAGTGCGAGGAGGGCAATAGCAATAGATCCAAGACGATTCTCATGAGTCTCACCATAAGAATCGAGGATCACATACTTGCCTTTGCCCATGGAGTAGATGGTCTTCATGTCAGTTGGTTTCCAGGATGTAACGCATGTTTGTGAAAGCACGCTCTTCATATTGATCAGAGCATTCTTCAAAGCTGAGCCACTTGCCTTTACGTTGGTAATCAAGGCAGGTCATGTCACCTTTCATGTAGTCATGTATATCAGCTGGGCATGCAACCCAGTACATATAGACAACTTGATCGGTGAATTCAAGATAGTAATCTGTGGGCTCAAGATTAAACTTTTCACAAGCTGCTGTGATGTCGTGGTAGTCAATTGAAATTGCCATGATTTAGTAGCAATGGTTTGGTGTCCAGGATATAGAGTCCTGGTGGGAAGGGCCGAAGCCCCTCCGATCAGGAGTCAGTCTTCATGCCTGCGTTCCCAACGAAGCAGATCCCTGTTGAGATCTACTTTACGTTGGAGTACAACGCAGAACGGCATAAGGTCTTGGTACTCACGCATGCCATCTTGCCATTGGAAAAAGATTTCGAGAGCAGCTTGACGCTGTTCTTCAAGTTCTTGATCAATGACAGGGGCATCTCTCCTGGCAAGCAGGCGAGCGTCCTGCGTGAGAAGTTGTTCAACAGCTTGGTAGTTCATAGAACTAACTTGGTGTCGTGTGGTGTAGTGCAGGGAGAACCCTGCAGAAAAGCCGCTCATCACAAGGATGAGAAGGCTTGAGTGCAGAGATCAGTTCATGTACTTACTGTTGATGCAGTAATACGTGTCTCCAAGGATGGACTTGGTGTAAATCAGGTTATGTCCTGGTTGGTTGTGGCACGTGGCCTTGTAGTGTCTGTTGAGAACTTTCTGTGCTCCAACAGATAGGAGTAAGCCAAGACCAGTCCCACAAACGATAGCAACACAGGCGTCTGAAAAGTAGTTGCGTTGCATGAATCAGTTACCTTGCTTGGGTTGGATAATGAATGCCATGTCGTTCGGCATGATGAGTGCCGCCGCCCGAGTACGATACTCGTTCAGCTTCTCTGTCACGCCTGCTTTGGTAGGTACCTTGACATTCTCAACTGCTGCTGCAGTATTGACAAGGATTGAGGCAAGGTTCTTGCGGATGTTCAGTGCAGTCATGGTGTCGTGTGGTATGGGAGCAGGAATTGAATCCTGCAGTAAAGGGCCGAAGCCCCTTAGAGCAGGAATCAGAAGATAGTTCCAGCCATTGTGTCGAGATGGAGTTGGCTGATGTGCTGATAGTAATCAGACATAGCAGCTAGTAACTCCTTGGTACCACAAGGGATACCTCCACCAAGTGTCTGGGAGTAACGCTCGATCCAGTCAGGATCTCCCTTGTAGTCATCTACCTGCACTTGGTAGTGAAGCATGGTTGATTCTCCTTCATGCCAGGTGATGCGCTCGGTTGCACCTTCGTAGGGGTAGTAGCACAGCATAGTGTTGAGTTGAGTAGATGCCACGGGATTGTGGCAATAGTTGTATGGGGCATTCGATGCCCCGGCTCACGCCTGGTCAGATGACCATCACAACGTCGTCGGCTTCCATCATCTCCTGGAAGGACATGATCTGCACGTCATGCGTGCCTTGGATGCCGTCGTTTAACTCTGGTGAGTTAAGCATGTGGTCTTGTTGTGCAGCTTCGATCAGTGCTTCTTCCCATTGGAAGGAGAAGCCATGCTGCACGCCGTCAATCACGATGTAGTACATGGTGTTGAGTTGAGTAGATGCCACGGGATTGTGGCAATAACTGGACCAGGGTTTGCACCTGGTCACCCGCTTAGACGGATCAGTTGGTTGGGTAGTTGTTAGCTGCGCACCACGCAAGGTGGATGTCATGTGCTTCTACTGGCCACTCATGGTTGATGCATTGCTTTGCGGTCGCCTTATCCAATTGATGGATGGTGACCTGGGTACCAATGCCCATAAGTGTGGCAGTAGTAATGACGATGGATGCAATGTGTTGAGTCATCGTTGGTATAGAGTAGATGCCACTGGATTGTGGCAATACTGAAGGCAGGGATTGCACCTGCCAATGCCGCTTATACGGACTCAGTGTTGCAGACGGCAGTACTCATCAGTTAGTCCCCGGTATGCCGGGTACTCTTGTGAGCGCTGCACGTCCGCTTGCCATCGAGCTTGGAACGGACCTGCAGTCACTTGTTCCACATACTGGAACTCAGTAACTGCAAAGACTTCTTGGAGGAAGTACTGACCGTTACGCTCGATGATGTTGACGGTGTAGTCCACGGTTACTCCGTGTGTGTGGTGCCCATCTCCACAGGGGGCAATAACCAGAGCCAGGCATTGCACCTGGCTTGGGAGCTATAACTCACCTGGTCTTCTGTAGTTGACGCACGAGCTTGCGCCCTGCGTCTACGGTCATGAGTGTGGAGCGATGCCACTCGCCCCACTCTTGGCCTTTGAGGACAAGCTTGGTGACACGCACCAAGTTCTCCTCCTTGTTCACCTGGAACTGATACACAGCAGTATCTGTAGTCAGGGTGAAGTAGATGATCATGATTGATCCTCTTGATCTGCGACTGACGTGCGCAGAAGTAACGGCTACGTTTAACGTCCAGCTTGACGAGAATCAACTGATTCTTTGAACAACTGTTCTGTCTGTCCCCTTAGCACGCCTAGCCTAGATGAGGTCGCGCGCGATACGAATTCGTATCAAAATCAAGGGTAAATGTGTTGGAATGATGACATTCTGTCCTCAAATCTTCCGCTTCCTCTCCTTAGCGAACGAAGTGAGCGTTCTTTGACTTATGCTTCTACACGCATAATGAGCGGAGCGAATGATACCCCCACCCCCTTTCTTTTTTTCTATACGCAATTCTCCTCGCGTAGGGTGTTGGAGAAGCGTCAGGAAAATTTATTCCCTTTTTTGACCCTATAGGGCCGCTCTTTTGGTATCAAGCTGTACATAACACCTAAAAAATGTAGGCATACCAAGGATTTTGCCCAAGAATATAGACAAAAATGCCGGGGTCTTGGCCCCGGCTGTGTTAATTATTTGATTTTGTGTTTAAAACGTGCTTTGCGCTGCTTCAGATGCTGCTACCGCCTTGGCGTACTGCTGCCAATCAGGCTTCTGACGGGCTAATTCCCCCCTGGCACCCTTGATAAAAGTACGTACCTCCAGGGCGTCAGCCCCTTGATCGGCTAATTCTTCTGCTTTGGCCTTAATTGCCTCAAGACCAATAACCCTTTGTGCCCTATCACGTTCTTCCATTGTCTAAAAATTTATAAAAACCCAAATGGGGTCTAAAACTTTTCTTGGTAATAGTCTAACGCAGATATTTTCCTAAATTTTTGAGCTTAAAATACAAATAACAAGGATATACAACAGATAAAAACCAATGGCGTTATCTCCTGCCGACTATGCCGCCTACAGCCGCGCCACTGGTACTCCCTATCCCGAAGATCCGGAAGAAAAAGCGCAAGTTGCACCGGAAGTTCTTGAGTTTCGCCGTAATCAGCTCCGTGCACCGCAAGAAGAGTCGAATCTGCCCGGCATCCTGGGTGCTGCAGCTCTTGGCTTAGGTGCTTTAGCGGGTGGCATGCGTCTTGCAGGGTCTTTAGGCCGCAAGCGTACCCAAGTTGCTCCATCGACACCTCCTCCCGTTACTTCCAAGGGGGCGCAGTCTGTCCAAAATATAAAAGAAACAGATCGTGTGCGCACCGCAGAAAATTTTGCGCGTCAAGCAAGGGCTGAACGTCCCACTGGCGTTGTGCAGACAGATCTTAACCAGCAAAATCTCGAAGATTTTATTCGTTCTTCTCCTGCCTTTGGCCGTGTACCAACAAGAGAACCTAGGGAGTCTGCTGCACCAGGTATTGTTAGATCCTTACCTGCCGCTGCAGAACGTCCTGATCTTTTGGCTGGGCTTACGGCAGAGCCTGGTTATGCACAAGAGTTTGTCGCAAATCGTATTGCCGAACAGATGGCAGGCGATTTAATTGACGAAGTTAATGCTTTTAGTAATCCTGCAGCACGTAGCGAACTTGCCAGGCAGCAAGCAAGTGTTCAAGGACAAAAACGCAAAGATCTTTGGGATTTAGTTGGTCAGATCAGAAATGAATCCCTGGTTACTACACAAGAAGCAATTCGTCCTGTTGTATCCAACCAAGCTTTAAGCGCTTTGGAGTCTGGTGAAGATCAGATGACGGGACGCATGAAAGCTCAGCTTAGTCGTAACGAAGATCTGGATATGAGCCAGGTTGAGATGCTTGAGAACAGTGCGCAAGCAAATCCATCTCGAATGAGTGCTTATGTACCTGATGAGGCAATCAATCGAGCTGCCGCTCAATTACCAGATGGCATTCCTGTTGACCAAGCAGAAGGTTTAACCGTACTTGATTTACAACAGAAGCAAGCGGTACGTATTTCACCTAGAGCCTTGGGCCTGGAGCAAGAACAAGATCCTTTAGTGCAAGAGGCTCGCCAATATCTGCGTTCACAAGAAGTTGATACCGACTTTGATTACTCTGCAGAAAACAAAAGGCAGGCTGCACAAGTACGTGATCGTATTGAAAGGGCGCAAACTCTTCAAAGTGAAGCCAATCAAATACTTGCGGAACTCCAAGCAGAAAGTCCAGTAATTAGCCAACAGTTATCTCCTCAAGAATTTGCCGCTGCCTTTAATAAAAAATATAGAGAAGAGTTAAATCCTGAGTTGCGAGATGTTGATAACGCCCGTCAACGGGCCGAGTTACTTGCTGCTCAAGCAGCAAATTTAGGCGAAGACGTAGAGTCTTTACTCCTTGGTGAAAAGGGTGTTATTGATACCAACATGCGAGGACGTTCTCTCCGTGGTGGCAAAATTAATGCCCTTGGTGACATCATCTATCAAGACATTGGCGGAACCTTTGCATCTGCAGACACAGGTTTAAAAGTTCGACAAGAGCAAGGTGCACAATACAAAGCCAGGGCCGAGCGTTTAAATAAACTCAGATCTGCCTCTGACGCAGAACTAACAGATTTAGTTTTACAAGGCCAACAAGCACTGGCCAATAACCAACCAATTACAAAACTAGATGCAGACACCACAAGGTTTGCATCTCAACTATTGCAAACCAGAGCAGTAAAAAATCCAGAACCAACGCGTTTGCAGTTAGATGCTTTAGATCGTGCACGTGCTTCTATTGCTGCAACACAAGAAATTCTGGAAGGCAGTCGCAATTTACGCCCAACTCTTGCCCCTGGTCCTGCACAAGATATTGCTCGTTCAATGGAGACGTTACGTCGTGGCATGATCGTGGATCCTTCTGAGCCACTGCCCGTATTACCCTCTGTTCAACAGTTACGTACTGGATATGCATCTGATGAGGAATTAGGCCCGATCCTTGGTGCATCTGATGTATACACAGGTGCGGCAGCAGAAGCGGCAGGTCCTGTCATCTTTACAGGTAAGAGCAAAGCAAATACTGTGCTTAGGACGCCTCCTATTACCGGCTCCATTGGGACTCCTACAGGTCGTTATTTAACGCAAGATAATCCCGATGTACTCGGTACCGTTTACAACGTTGCCGGCACACGAGCTAATCGTGATATTGCCGCTCAAGTGGAAGCAAATTCACAAGCCTTCTTAGCAGATGCCATTGCCGGTGGTCTTCAAGCAAAAGGCCTTAGAGCTGCTGAGCCATACGTAACACCAACAAGACTCCCTGGCCCGATTCCGCCACCTGCTCAAGGACCGTCTCGCCCTCCTCTGGGCATGCCCGGCATTGATCCAAGTAAGAGGACTCTCTATTCGCAGTACCGTCAAGGTGTTAGCGCAACAACTCCCTTAAGTCCGTTTATTGGTGAGATGGGCGGAGGTACTGTTGTCGTCGCTCCTCCAACGACAGCATCCCCTGGTATCCGACGTGATATCGGTGCTCCTGCACAAAGCATTGATTTGACCCGCCGTGGTGAAAAATCGCGTTACTTCAGCTTGTATCCACAACAAGAATTTGTTACCGGCATAGAGCCTGCGCCTATTGGTCCTATCACACAATCTGCAGGTTTATCTCGCATTGGCGGCATGGCTCAACGAACCGTACAAGGTGCAGGCGGTCTTCCTGTTACACAGCTCACTCCCCAAGGACAGAGGATTGCTTATCCGCGTATGGATAAGCCAGCTAAAGCACTTGGTTTCCGTGGGGAAACTATTACCAATGTTCCGCGCTACGGTATTAATCCTGGAGCAGAAGATTGGCGCGATGATCTGATGCGTTCTGCGTATCGTCGTGGTGGCCCTGTTCGTACTTATCCCGCCGATCCTCGTCAACTTGGTATTGAGGGTCGAGGATTGGATCTTCTATTAGAATATCTAAATACTGGCAAGTCATGACTAACAAAAAAAAGAAAGACAAGAAGTGGATCCAAGGCCTGGACATGAAGGAAGGCGCCTTCACAGCCAAAGCCAAACGCAAAGGCATCACTTCCGCTCAGCTCCAGGAAAACGTTCTTTCTAATCCTGATGAGTACGACGAAAAAACTGTAAAACAAGCACGGTTGCGTCAGACTTTAGTAGGATTACAAAAGAAGAAAAAAGAATCTAAATCGTAATGGCAAAAGATCATAGGCTTGCTTTAGATCGTTACATCAGAGACGATACTTTTGTACAGAGAAAGGTTCTCAACTTTGATGAGCTTTTTCTTTCGCCTGCAGGGTCTGGTCAATATCCCTGGAACCCATCGCGCTTTACGCAAGCTGACTTGCTGCGCAAGATGATGACGCGTAAGTTATCTTTAAACCCGCGTCTTAATTTTGTTGGCAACACACCTGAAGAATACGAAGTTTTTGCAGGTCTCCCCAACTTCAATCGTGTTGCTGAATACGACTTTGCGAATGGGCGTGCATTAACTTCTCAACGTCCAGAAGAACAACCTGGCTTTAACCCACTGTGGCCAGACTCTTATCGCTTAAGTCCCACCATCCCGCCAGAAAAGAAGATTAAAAACCCAATGCCTAGAGCATCTGATCCAGATCCTCGCGATTTCCTGATGTCTTCTGCGGTTAAGCAAGTTAAAAACGAAGAACAAGGCAAAACTTCAGTTGCTCAATTAATGTCGAAAGGAAGCACGGGCGCCCCCTTGTCTTCTGTTAATTCCAAAGAAACGTATAAAAAGAATAACGAACCTCCGTCTACAATAGTAGAAAGCAACAAGAAAAAGACGTGAGAATTGCGGGCTTAGGTAGAGCAGCTAAAAACCAAACTCCAGGCCTTCCAAGTGTTGTCAGTGGGATTCTCCCTGGCAGCGCACTGTCCGGTGTTTTTGGCGCCATGGCAGGTGGCCCCGTCATGGGCCTTGGTTCTGCTGCCCTTGATTTTGCTGTCTCTTATCCTCTTACTAAACTTGCACGTGCAGCAAGGCCACCAAAACAATCCACTACTAACTTTGTACGTGATTCTGCTGGCAACTTAACGCCTGCCCTAGAACCTTCCAGGCTTGAAGGTGCTGCCAATATTGGTGGCATGATACTCTCCTCTCAGCTTGGCGCAAGCCTACTTCCTTTTGGTCCTGCTGTTGAACCGACAGTTAATTCGCAAGAACAAACGTTGATGCATCAAATGATGCAAAGGCAAGAAATCAATAATCTACAAACACCACAAGCGGTTTCCCCTGGGACACAATTCCAAATGGCAGGTATTGAATTCCTGAATGACTACTTAACACCACAAGTATCTGAAACTGCGCTTCCTGTGCCAGCTCGTATTGCAACCTTATTGAAACAAACGGGGATGGACTTAGGGCTATGAACCCACTTGAGTTTTTAAATCAACAAGCAAAGCAATACAAGCGCGGCTTTAAAAAAGCTGACATTGCACAAACTCGTATGGCAAGGCAAGGCCTTGGCTATGGAGAAAGTGTTTTAGATCCACGTTTCAAAGAGGCTATTGCGGCTAAGGGCGTATCTGCGCGTGAAACACCCGCCCAATTCCTTGGTGCCTATTCGTCACGCATGCTGATTGATGTGGCAAATGATGGCACACGTACATATTGGTGGCGTTGGAACCATCCTCTTGCCATTGCTCAACGTGTTACGGAATTAGGTGTACAAGGCATTGATACACCCACTGGACGCGCTGTAGCCGCTCTTGGTGTTGCCATACCAGCCGTAGCTGCTGCTGGTACATTCGACATTACAAATCCTGAGGAATACGGCAGGCCCAAAGGTTTTGCTCAACGATACTCACCTGTTGGTGCTGATGACAGAAGGCAGACTGCTCAACCGGGCCAAGAGCTTTTTGAGCGTTTCTTCCTGCAGCGCACAGGTGATCCGTTGAAGTATGAAACAGCAAAACAAGATATCCCGTCTTTAACACCACAGCGTTACGCTAATTATATGAATTTCTTGTACCAGGACAAGGGTTTACTGGGTCTCGGCATTATCAAAGGTACAGGAGAGAATTTACAAGGTTATCCAGAAGCTCGTGTCCTTGGTTTCCCTGTATCGGTCCCAATGGTTGCAGGATTTGTTGGCGGTAGCGCTGGAGCCAATATTGGGGCTGCTACAGCGAGAGCAAGTACTCCAAAACAACGCGCTATCCGTGGTGCAATTGGTGCCTTGGCAGGTTCCTTGACAGGTGTTGCTGGCGGTAATGCTATTAACGAAGCAATTGCATCTGGTAATCGGCCACAATTACCTACAACTGCTGAATATGAAATGATGGGTTCTGATAGAATTTAGAAAAAGTAGACGTAAAAGTGTATTACTCTATTGATCCCACCAATCCAACTTTTGGTCTTCAGTCGCCAGTAAATCCACGTGTGCGTTCTCCACAAGCTGGCGGTGCTTTTACAGATGTAAGTTTAGATCCTGCCGTTGCTGCGCAGCAAATGGCAGCAGAAGCAGTTGCTCAGCAAGTAGCTGGAGTAGGTAAAACGCCTGGTTATCGTGACTTACGTGCCGCTCGCAAGGCTGGGGTTGATCCTGCTTTAATCCGCACCGTCGGAGTAGGACCCGCGACTCAAGTACAGGCTCTATTTTCTAGTACTGGATCTTCTGCTCAACAAGCTACGCAAGCAGCAAGAGCAGCAGGAACACAAGCGGCAGGTAAAACAGGAACTGCTCTTCGTGCAGCAGGTGGTTTACTTGGCAGGGTTCCTACTGGAGCACTTGCTGGTGGCGGCGCAATTCTTGCCGGTGTTCCCGCACTTATGCAAGGTGATATTGCCGGTGCTGCTGGAAGTTCGGGCGGAGCTTTGGTTGGCGGTTTACTAGGTGCACCTCTTGGTCCTTTAGGTGTTGCCGCTGGTTCTTTCGTTGGCTCCATGGTCGGTGGAGGTGCTGTGAATGCCACCAAGGCAGCACTTGAAAAAACTCCACAAGCCGTTAGTATCCCCACACCTTTTGGTGACCTTCCACTCAATGCGTCTGCTCAACAGCTGAAGTACATGCAGCAGCTTGGCGAGCTGGGTGAGACACAATATCGTAATGCTCTTGGTACTCGTACCAGTGCTCTTATCGATCTGAACAAACAAATTAGCGATCAAGATTATTTGAATCGCCAACGTGATTTCCCTCTGGTACAAGCTGAGCAAAATGCTGATCTTGCCCGTAGCCAGGCATTGATCAACACACAAAACAACGCTTACATGCAGCAGATGGTTCTTGGTACTGCTGGTAACATGATGTTAGATGCACAACGGGAACGCGGTGCATTAATGCGTCAAGCTATCGCCACCAACCCATATGTGACTGCGCTTGCTGCTCCCAACGTATCGATTGGTTGATCATGGCAAATCCTTCTCCTATTGCTGGTTTTAATCCCCCTGGCAGCACAGGCACTAGTCCGAACGTCTTTCAGAATACCTTGACGCCTGGTTATACAGGTGGCTTTGGTGCTCAAAATGTAATAGGTAATATGATCCAATCAGAGGATCCAAACGTAAGAATGTTTGGCGCCTTGGGTCAAATCCAACAATTTGCTAACGAGCAGGCTTATCAACGCGAGAAAACCTTGTTCACCGAAGTTCAAGAGATGCGTAAACGTGAAGCGCAGGAAGCAGAAGCAATGCAGAGGCCTTATAAAGTTGCTCAACTTGTAGGCGGTCAGATTAATAACATATTCCAAAACGCAATTAATGCGGTCACTCCAATCAGAGCTTATGAAATGTCTATTCGCGGAAGGACTCCTGAGTTGCTGGCCCAGGTCTACTCAAACAATCCTTATGCAGGTCGTAAATGGCTCGCATAATAAAGGAGTAGAATAATGGCATCATATGGAACGCCACTAAGCTCAATTCCTAATTTGAGCTATACGAATGTAAGCGATCCCTTTTCATCATCAGGTTTTTCTGGCGCACCTTTAGGAGGAAGCATGATTGATCCCGGAACAGCAACCCTTGTTAGTGCAGGTCTTTCTGGTATAGGTTCTCTTGCTGGTGGTGCGGCCAGTGGCAAGGGGGCAAAAAGTGCTGCCCAAGAGGCAAGGGAAGCCGCTGAACAACAATCTAAAATGGTGGTTCAAGCTAATCGCGAAAATATGCTCGGCGGTTTAGGCCTGGAAACCTTCACCAAAAAATACGATATGCTTACCGGCGCTCCTATCACTCGTTTTACAGAGTTTGAAGACGCTCAATTCTCTGGAGCACAAGCTGGTGGCGTGGGCGCACAGGAACGCGGTCGTCAAATCATGGCCCAAAACCTTGCGATGCGTCAAGCTGATTTTGGTAAGAGCGGGTTTGCGACTCCGCCTTTAGCAAGGTTTGTTTGATCTAAAATCAAAATATATTAGTCTACGTAACAATGGCAGATAATATTTACGGAGCTGGAAACCAAGGGTCTGTCAGCCAAGAAGATCAATTCACCAAACTTCTTGAACAGCAGCAACAGCTTATTGATGCTATCAAAGGCACGGATGAGTACGGTGGACTAGGGGGCGGTGCCTTTAACCCTGCGCGTTATGGCGTAAAGGCAATTAAAGACATTCAGAAGACTGGGAAACAATTTAAAACAGAACAACTACCTGCGTTATTTGATCGCTATTTAACAGATATTGCGGAAGGTCGCCTGACTCCTTCACAGGCTTCTACTGCCTTTGAAAGTGCATCACGTAGTGCCGGAGACTTCAGTAAAGAAGTAATCGAAAAAGCTTCTAAACTTTCTCGTACACAAGCCGGCGTTCCTTCTGCTGAGAAGTACACACGTTACACTCCCTTCTTCCAGCAAACAGCTCAACAGATGTTGGGACGCACATTAAGTGATCCCGAAATCCAAAACTATGTGGGGTCCTTCCAAGGTATGGGCATAAGCAATCCAGCAGACGTGGCAGCTACCTTTGGTAAATACTTAACCACAAGTGACGAGTACAAATCGCGTCAGTATCGCTTTAAACCGGACGCACCTAAACTGAATCAAGATTCTGCTGCTTTTGCGCAGATGTTAAACACTACGTTTGGATAAAACAATGCCAACAAAAAATCAAGATCTTTTAAAAGCGCAACGGATGGCCGCACGCGGTGAATCCGTAAAAGATATTAGGGAAGCAACAGGTGTAAGTAAAAATGTTGCAGAGCGTGTAGTTACTAATCGTGGGCCATCAGTAACATCAAGTACTAGTGACACACCTGCAACAAACACTCCCGTAAGTTACAATGTTCAACCCGGTGGCGGCGTTGATGACAGTAAATCGGGTATGTCTCAAGAGCAGTATGGAGACTACCTGTATCATTCAGGAATTACTACTCTGCAAGGCAATATTCAGCAAGAACTAGAGAAACTTAGAGCTACTGGACTATCTTCTGTAGCCAATATCCAAGCCGGAGCCTCTGTTCGTTCTGCTGAACTTGATAACGAAGCTCGCAAATACCTTGCCGATAAAGATTACCTGGGTCGAACAGACGTAGCAAAGATTCAGGCGGAAAACAATCTCCGTTTGCAAGATATTATTAACGCTGGTCTTAAAGATGTTGAAGGTGTTCGCCAGCAAGGTGGCAGAGATATTGCAAGGATTACTGGTGAGTTTGGTGTTAAACAAGAATCCGAGCGTCAACGCGGACAAAAAGATATTGCAAAGATTGGATCTGAATCGGCTTATCGTAATGCGTTAATTGGTGCTTTTAGTTTTTAATTAATTGCACTAGAATATCTTTAAACAGAAGGCTTCACAATGTCTAAATCTCCTTCGGCGTCTACCTACAACGATCAGATTGCCAATATTAATGCTGCTCTTGCAGCCGGTAATATTGATCAAGAAACTGCTACTCAGCTGAAAAAACAAGTTACTGAAGGCGAATACGGCGCCAAGTCTTTTAACATCAATGAGTTTGAAGATCTCCTGGGCCGCCTCGAAGGCTCCAAGATGCGTCAACAGCGTCAAAAGAGTACCGAAGGCCGTCGTGACATCATGAGCCAAGGCCTGGCTTCCATGATGAGCAACTTCTGATGCAATCGTCTGCTGCACAAAAAAATGAATCAGGCGAGGGTCAAGATCTTCGCCTCTATCAAAAAGCAGCGGAGGTTGCGTACCAGTACGCTAGAAATAAAGCAGATCAGGAGAAAGAAACAATGTCTTCTGACCAAAACAAAAACGAAGGGGAGGACCTTGAATAATGTCTAGCAGTTTTCTTAACACTGGAGATGACCTCTCCAATGATCCCTATTCGTTTTTGTTTGACGAAGATAAGGCCAAGAAAGCTGCGTCTGCAGTTAAAATTTTTCAGGATGTCTCCGTTGGCTCCAGCAAAGAAAAAATGAAAGAGCAAGGAGCTCAAGAACGTGAAACAATTGGAAAAGGTGCCGCAGAACAGCGCACAACAGCAGAACAAGCGCAGCGTTTCGCCCAGAGCGACGAAGAAAGAGATTACAACCAGGCCCAACGAGCTTATAAATATTGAGTTATTTGACCAGTGGGTCGATAACTTAACGTCTTCCGACCAAGAATCATTTACGGCATTTGCTGCAGATTGTTTTTCTGTGGTTGAAATTTTTCTATACGCAAGATTCCTTGGTCACAACGGAAGCATTACTTCGTGTGAAGCTTGGCTTAAAAACAACTATCCAAAGCCGGATCACCGAAAGAAACTTCTGTATGAAATTGAGGAGATGCAAGAGGATATCAGAAAACTTAGAGAAGATGTTGATAATGGTGTTGTAAAACGTGATGCAGGTGTTGCGCGTATTGCAGGCATGCAAAAAGAATTACGTGGCACGATTGCTCAAGTTGAAGTTTTTACATCTAATCGCGATCGGAAAGGTTTATTGATGGCTGGTGCCGACCGTGCCATGCGTGAACTCATGGTCATCTTTAAAGATGATCCAATTGAAATACCACTGGAAGAAGCCTCGATGAGTATTTGGGCTAAAATGCAATTAGATGAATAACAGCTCACGTTAAAATAAAAGAATTGCCATGGGTTCTAACGTAAACGCAGCAGGTGTAGCAACAAACATGCCTACTTTTGTTAGGCAGATCCAGCGTGAACGCATGGGCCGCAGTGCAACTTCACCCTCTCAGCAACCGGCCGCAGATCCACAGCAGTTTCAACAATTACTGAATAAAGTATCGCCAGATGGCCAAGAACAAAATGCCGCCCCAGCTCCTGGAGCACTTCAAAAAGAAGGAAGCCAAGAACGAGGACGGCAGCGAGATGTCGGACAAGGAGAAGCGCAAGGCCGCCCTGGACAAAGTCCGCAAGTACCAAGAACGGAAGAAGGACAACAAAGACGGCAAATGAGGTAGTATTCAGTAATACACTGAACAATACTTACTGTGCCTGCGTATCAACATCTTGCATATCGACGTAATGCACAAGCTGCTGCTCGCAGGCAACAGATTCGTATTCCCCGAAATCTTGAATCCCTGGAGAAAGCAAGAGAAGATTTTGGTTTCTTTTGTGAGTATGTAGCAGATAAACCTCCAGCTCATCACCACAAAGAATGGCATCGTCACTTTGTGACAGGTGAAGACAGTACTTGTCTTCTTAAGATTGCAGGACCAAACGTTGATCTCCTGGCACCCAGGGGCTCCGCAAAGAGTACGGTCCTCGGCTTGTTTACCGCCTGGGCTATTGGTGTTCACACACAAGCCAAAAAGCCGTTACAGATTCTTTACTTGTCCTATACGGTTGATATTGCACGTTCCAAGTCGGCAACCATCAAACGTATCATTGAAAGCAAACGATATCAAGAAGTCTTCCCAACCGTACGTCTTCTTAAGAACGTCACCAGTAATGAGTACTGGTCCATTGACCACAAGTTTGCTGGTATTGATACCACAGGTGAAGAACAGTTTACCCTCTGCGCTGCTGGCCTTAAAGGTTCAGTGACCTCCAAGCGTTCACACCTTGTCATCATTGATGACGCCATTAAATCAGCGGCAGACATCTCCAACCCTGACATCCGTAAACAGATGCAGGACAACTGGAATGCGGTGATCGCACCCACCATGTTTGAAGGCGCTAGAGCTATTTGCCTTGGTACCCGCTTTCGCCATGATGACATTCATTCCACTACATTTAACACGCAAAACAACTGGTTGCAAATTGTTCTTTCTGCGATACTTAATGATCCCAAGACAGGGGATGAAAAATCGTACTGGCCAGAGATGTGGTCATTGGATTACTTGAAGGAAAAGAAAAGGCAAGCGCCTATTGCTTTTTCGTTCCAGTACATGAATCAGGTCATTAGACAAAATGAGTTGTCTCTTGCGCCTGAACTGATCGTTAAAGCTGAGATCGCCACAGAGTTTGACACACTTGCAATAGGAGTCGATCTTTCCGCTGGCACTAAAGAGAAAAATGATTACACCGTGATGGTACTTGGTGGACGTATTGGTGATCAGATCCATGTCATTGATTACCGTCGTTTACGCGTTATGGGCAACCTAGAAAAACTAGATGCCTTGAAAGAACTGCTTAATGATTGGTCTATTTTGGGCCGAGATGAGAGCGGTCATTACTTCCCGACTTACTCGACGTGTGACATCTATTCAGAAGCCGTACAGTACCAGGCTTCCCTGGAAGCAGACTTCAAACGTGTGTGCCTGAACAATGAAAGTCTTTACAACTTGAATTGGCATCCCGTTAAAGGATTCCGTGCTGATAAGTTGGCACGCTTCCGTGGTTGCATGGGACTCTTTGAGGACCGTAAGATCATCTTTAATAGGTATCGCAACTTCACCGCTATGTTTGAAGAGCTGACTAACTTTGGTGTTAGCAGTCATGATGACTGTGTGGATGCCCTTGTCTGGATGATTAACGGTCTTATGAAAAAGGGTAAACTCCAACTTGATTACTAAACCTTAGAATTAGAAAAAAGCGAAATTTGGTCGTGGGACCTGAATACATTGCTATCGGTTTGACGGCCGTTGTATCCGCTATTACCGGTGGCAGTTGGGTCGCAGGCAAGATCCTTGGCAGGCAAAACGACCAGATCCAACAAGCTTTTAATTACATCGGATCGCAAAAGCGAAGGATTGATGTTTTGGAAGACGATTTAAAACGTATGCCTTTAGAGTACGTTCTCAAGGTTGACTTCCTGAGAGAGATCCAACAAATGCATGACAACTTTAATCAAATCAATGCAAAACTTGATAAGCTAGTTGAGAAATTACTTGAATCCAAATGAGTTACATCCTCGAGGTCCAGGAGGACGAGAACGGAGATCAGTACATTGTTCTTCCCGATGAGGTGATGGAAGAGCTTTGCTGGCAAGAAGGCGACGTACTTAACTGGGATGTCCGTGGCACTGGCATTATCATTTCCAAGGTCAATGACGCGGCTGGTTATGAAGTTATAGAAGAGTAAAATAAAAACAATAAGCAAAAGGCAAATGCGATTTTACGGTGGCGGACCTGTAGAGGCCGGGAATGCAGGTGTTTTTAATAATGCAACTATTGGTGCCAACAACAATCCTTTACTTGATCCACGTTTCAAGATACAAGGCGGTGAGCCATGGAATAAAACACCTATTCTTCCGGGAAAAGATACGCAACAATACGAACAACAACAGTTTAATATCCCTCTACAGCCACAATTGCCCGCCGCAGGAGTTGGTAATGTTGGCGGTGTATTATTTGCACAAGCTCAACCCAAACAGACCTTAAAAGAACTCATTGGCAACCGACCAGGGGGCATGAGTGATATTCCGGGAGATGTGCGTTTTCGACAAGATACGCAATTTTTACCATACGATCCGGGCAACTACACACAAAATAGTAAACAGAATCCATTGCGTAATAATCGTTGGCCCGCAGGAATGCCGCAAATTTGGATGCAACCAGGTATTGCTCCTTACTTTGGGAATCGTCAAGGCCCAGGGCTTTATGGCGAAATGGGTACAGGCGCGATTTAAATTTTTAAAACTGCTAGTATTTAATTAACGTACAAGGTGAATAATGTCTGACGCTAAAGGCCGGCTTCAAGAAATCATCAACGCTTACCTGGATAAGGACAGCAATATTGTTGTTGATACGGGCATTGTTGCGTCTCACATTGCACAAATGAAACTCTTTGGTATCCGCCAAGGAGTTGAGTTCTTTCCAAGCCAAGATAACTTCGGAAACCAACGCAAAGACTTCATCGATCGTGTGATGAAGTACAACAAGATGGACACACGCCTGGATTCCATCTGGGAGTATTTCCTGTGTGACGGCAAAGGACTCTTTTATATTCGACCTACGAAATTTAGCTATCGCCTCTACTACTTCCGTGAGCATGAATATCGAACGTATTACAACGTCGATGGTGAGCTGGAAGAAGTGGTGATCATCTACAGCTATAAGGTAAAAAAAGGATTTGGCTTAAATGAAGGCATTAATATAACTTCAATCACAGGGACGGCAACCACTGGAGCACCCGGAGCAAAACGTTACATTAAACTTTCAATCAAGAATGATTCGATTGAAGAGACACACTCAGAAGGTGAAATTTCTTTTGAGATGCCTAGCTTTGCCACTCCAGGCAAAACAAAAACATTTGCCAACAGTCTTGGCTTCATTCCTTGTGTAGAAATCTTCAATAACCCCAAAGGCTTTTCTAATGAAGGTGTTGGGGAGTTTGATGCAATGGCCAATCATATCTGCACGCATGATGATTTAATGCGCACAATGCGCAAAAATATTACTTTCTTTGGTAACCCAACACTTCTTTCGTCGCGTCCCAAGACAGACCTGATGGAAGCAGGTGGGGATATGTCGATCCAACGACCGTCAATTGCTGCGAACTCAGGCTTTACAAGCCCATCCCCAATGAGTCGTTCAATGTTCAAGGCTGATCCTGTCAGCCGTGGCGTTGATGGTCAAATCCGTGTCCCACGTGTGATTGCAAACCTGGAACCAAACGACCGTGTTGGTTACATCGTTCCAGATGCCATCACTGGTGACCAAAACGCTTTTGCTCGTCAGTATCGAGAAGAGATTCGGACGGCCCTTGGTGGCGTGGATGAGCTTTCCATTTCAGCAGGCGTTACTGCAACTGAGTACAAATCCTTATTTGGACGTGTTTCAGCTACTTCCAAGAAAAAAGCAAACTCTATTTACACCCATGGTATTTGTCGTTGTTTAGAGTTGATTCTTTACCAAGAAGAGCAGCTGTTTAAATCAACACTTGCTCAAGCTGCGCAGATTGAAAAACCAATTAAACCAAAAGCTGACGCTCCGGAAGAGGAAGTCGCAGCTTACGAAGACGCACTGAAGCAATTTAATGAGCAGGTCAAAAACCTAATGGTTGCCTGCGTGGAAGCGCAACAAATTCCACCTGGTGTGATGGGTTTAATTCCAGATGGTGATGTCACTGTTCTTTGGCGTTGGTTAGGTCCTGTTTACGAGGATTCCACCCAAGACATCCTCAATAACTCCATCGTGGTTCGCAACCTTCAGGAGTTAGGTGTTGATAGCATTGAAGCACTGAAATACCTCTTCCCGTCTAAGACGGATGAGGAGCGGGCCGAGATGTTATCTGGGTTCCCGTTCAGGATGGTGAACGAATTGCAGGGTGCTTACTCTCAATTTGCTAAACTAGTGGGGGGAATGATGCAGACTCCTCACCCGCAAGCACCGGATCTTCCGATGGCTGCGGATCCAAGATTGGATTTAACGCCATATCTGTATCGAACATTAGAAGCTCTACAAAAGGAGATGAGTTATGCAGGACGCTACCGTCCAATCGATCCCACAGACGAGCCAAGCACCAGTGGCGGTGGCTCCAAGCAGCTACGTGGTACCAGCCCAAGCTCCGGTGCCCCAAGCTCCAGTGGCGTATCAAGTGGGTACCAGCTACCCCCAAGCGATCCCTCAGCCGAATATCAGCTACCAATCCGCCCCTACTCAGTACGCCCCCCAATCCCAACCGGATTCGGGCAGCAACAACAATCCGTGGGAATCGGCGTTCAACAAGGTAGTGAACCTGCTGAGCGCACCAGTTCAATCCCCGTTCCAGGGTCAACCATCACCAGCGACGACTCAGTATACCCCGGCGAATTACGGACAAGTCAGCAACCAGGGTACGCTGAACTCGGCAGCGCAGACCTTATCAACCAACCAGGCTTACTCGCCCAACTATTCCCAAACCTCCTCGAATCCCTCCTTGGCGGAAATCGCGGATTACCTGGATCTCAGCCAGGAAAGCCGGATGGTAATCGACGCGTACGGGGTCGAGGCACCAGGAATCCTAAATAATTATGCCCTTCAACTGGAAGGCATGCTGGATAGTGCCGTTGCCTGGGGCACCCAAGCCAAAGGTTTGATTCAAGGCTATGCCAACTTTGCGGTTAACGAGCACAGTGAGAACCTGGCTTATAACGAAATCCTGACCAACCCTGACGTCCTCAGTGATTACACACTGAAGTTCTTTGGTCCGGAAGGTCCCTATCCTGTGTATGAGGACGAAGCTCAACTGGAAACACGTGGTTATCCCACTGCTCCCATTAATGCCGCCCTGGGTCAATTCCCTGCTCCTCCCGCTGCTTCCGCTCCTCAGCAACCTGAAAACTTCTGGGGTAGCTTCAAGCAACAAATGGATGTGGATCCTGCACAAGCCTGGCGTCTCCTGAACCAGGCGCAGCCTCAAGTTGTTGCAAACAAACTGTTTGTGATGGAGTAAGGCCATGCGTGGTCGACTTAAGTATGGTGTACCTGCCGCCGCTGGTTTACTGGCGGGTGGGTACGCCCTTTCTCAAGGAGAAGACCCAGGGTCTGCAATTCTCGCTGGAGCTGCTGGCACTCTTGGTGGCGCCGCTGGTTTACTTGCAGCACGTGGACTCGCTGGTAAGTATGCCCCAGGTCTTCGCGAAGCTGCAGAAACTCATCTGACTGGAACACGTGAGGAGCCAAGGGGAATTGGCGCTCTTCTTTCTTCTGCTAGGAAATCAATCCCGGCTGATCGACAAGAAGGATTTCGTGCCAAAGCTGTTCAAGGTGCTGCCAACATGACGGCCAACGTTCTGACGGGAGCAACGGATCCACGTGGACTCGGTAAAATTGCTGCTGCTGGTTTAGTACCTGCTTCTGCACTTGCCGCTGGCCTTGGTGGAGTTGCTCTTGGTGCTGTACCTGGCGCAATTGGAGTCCCTGGTTTCCAGCAAAACGTTGCACTTGATCCAGAAGGATATGTCAACCAAAACCCAAGAGGCATTGGTACGACAACTCGGCAATACGGTATTTCTTAACTAAATTACCGGCTGCTAAAATTTGTGTTAGATAAGACATATTCATGTCTGAATCTTTCACCCGATAAAACACTTCCTGCGACACTGGAGGATAAAACAAAGTGTTCATTGATAACGACTTTCCAAAGATTTTGGGTGCGGAACTTTACCGTCCCCACCCTGCGTATATCGCAGAAATGGCAGTCGAGCCTGTAGTTGTTCACGACTTCACTCGTCAGCCTGGTCAAACTGTTCAGCTTGATCGCTATAAGTTCTGGGGTACCCCTGGTACTAAGGACAGCCGTGAGCGTATTGCCGACCAAACCATCGGTACCGCTAACAGCCGTAACATCACCAAGGAGAAAGTTTTGGTGGTGCTTAAGGAATACACTGGTCCTGCAGATCCGGGTGATCCGACTCAACCTTCGACCTTCAAGATTGCTCGCGAAACCCTGATCACGGCCCAGCGCCTGCTTCTGGATTCGGGCAACCTGAATATGTTCCACCAGTCGATCGGTAGCCTGACGCTGCTTGACGACTATCGCCGTTGGCGTGACCGCGTCTTTATTGACGAACTGTCGAAAGCAGAAGCCAATGGCGCTGCTTCTACTACCCAAGGTGGTTACTACTTCGCTGGTAACAAGATCAAAGATTCCTCTGGTCGTATCAGCTACACCGCCACCGAATACGGTAATGAAGTTCAGCAGTTCCAGGTGCGTACTGACCTGCTGACCGTTGTTAAGGATCTGCGCAAGCGTAACGTTCCGACCTTCGCTGATGGTCTGTATCGTTGCATCTGCGATCCTACCTTCATGATGCACCTGCGTCGTGATCCTGACTTCCGTGAGATCGCTCGTTACAGCGGCAATCCTGGCCAAGGCATGTACATGGGTAACCCCATGATGCCTAACAACGCCAGCTTCTACATGGGTCCCCAAGCTGGCCAAGGCTACTTCCTGGCTGGTGAACCTGTAATGCCTACTGGCGTTCAGTTTGAAGGCGTGAAGTTCTTCGAGTCGACTAACTTCCCGACCAAGAGTGTGACTGCCTCTTTTGATGGTGGTTCCACCTATGCCTCCAGGGAAGCTGCCCAAGGCTTCTTCTTCGGTCCTCAGTCTGTTGGCGTTGGTATCGGCGGCCCGAACGCTCAGGTGCTCATCAACAACAACGATGACTTCAGCCGTTTTATTATCTTAATTTGGCAACTGTACGCTGGTTTCGAGATCCTGAACAAGGACTTCGTGACCACTGCTTACAGCTTTGTGCAAGATGACGGCACTGTTTGATAACTAACGTATAAACCACAACATAGGAAAAGATAAATGACCTATTTGTCCGCTAAAAAAATCTTCCCAGGTAACTGGGCAGAACCTCTGAACGGTTGGTACAAGAACATTGATGCCGACTACGCAGGTACTGATGACGGCTCCAAGGGCGGCCCCACTTCTGTGCTGGCTGTCCCTGGCTACCGTTACTTCCAGCAGCGTGGTTACGTCCCTGTGACTGCCACCTCTGGCTCTGGTGCTGTGTCTTCTGCTGCAGTGATCGTTCCTTCGCCTTACCGCCAGGACGACACCCGCCCCGACATCACCGGCATGGTGATCTCTGGTAGCAGCACCCTGCCTGCTTATGTGTACCGCGCCACCATCTCCGTTGCTTCTGGCTGGGGTGACGGTCGTGTTTCCTCTGGTGTTTATGCCGCCACTGGTAACGTGATTTCCTTCGGTCGCAGCAATGGTGGTAGCCCCACCGCTGCTTCCGGTATTGGCGAAGGTGTGATCCAGGCCAACCTGACTTCCACCGTGTCTGGTACCCAGGCTGGTGAAATCTTCTTCGCTGCTGGTTCCGCTGCTTACAGCACCAATCCGTTCCTGATTGCATCCGGCGCAGCCGGTGTGACCGCTGGTAACGTGAACTACGCTGTTACCTCTGCAACCACCCTGCGTGTGTTTGCAAAAGAAACCGCGAATAGCACTGCTACTTCCGGTGGCTTCTACATCTCCAGTGGTGATTCCACTGGTGGTCGTACTGGTTACCTCGTGGTTGAGTGCTGCTACATCCAACCTGATGTGGCACCTGGCTACGAAGATATCGATGGCTATCTCCTGGGCCGCACAGTCAGCTGATTAGGTTAAACTAAGACCAGTGAATAACTGGTCTTATGTCAGCTACTGCAGCAATGCTTTATCAGCACAAAAAAACAGGCGCAAGAGTCAAGATTGTAAGCGAATGGGATAACGGCGATTGGTACATGGTCGAAGACCAAGACGGTCGCCTTTATACCGCTTACAGGACTGAACTTACGCCTGATGAAGCTGCTACCAAATCGGTAAAAACGCTTCAAGTAAAAGATAAAGCTGCTCAGGAAGAGCCACGTACTTTTCCCCCGGACAACCGTTTAAATATCAATTCAGCTACCGCCCAAATGATCGCTGATCATATTAAAGGTATTGGATTGAAAACAGCCCGAGAGATTAAAGATCTTCAGATGTCCTTATCGGGTGAAAGGTTCAACAATCTCGAACAGTTAAGACAAATCAAGCGAGTTGACTGGGACGCAGTTCTGGCAGCCGACTTAATCAGAGTTTGATTACTCATCTCCTTGCCAAGCCCCTGGGAAACCAGGGGTTTTTTAATCTTACAATTAAAAATAAAACATACGATGGCTGAAAGATCAATCGTTGATATTGGTAAGTACCTGCAGCGACCTGAAATTGGTTTGCGCGTTCGCGAACATCCTGCATTTGGCGGCGTAGGAGGAGGTCATTCGCCTACTGGTTACCATCCCAAAGGCCTTGCAATTGACGTCACTGATTGGCGTCCTGATATGGCCCCCGCATATGAAGGCGGCCCCAAGCTTGATTGGAAGACGCGTACCGGTAATCTCAGTTGGCGTGCAAAACAGTTAGGTGTATTTAATGAAGCCCTAGGCCCTGGTGACAAGGGTCATGACACTCATGTACACCTGGCATTAGAAGGCAAAAAATTCCTTACTGAGCCACAACTCGAATGGCTGGCTACTGGTCGCTATAAAACACCAGACGGTAAACTGACGGATGTAATGCCAACAGCATCAACACAATCAATCTCATCTGAAAACCCTGGCTCTGTAAACACACAAGCTGCTGCAGCTAACTTGTTTGGTGCTTTGCTTAATGCTGTGCAACCTAAGGAAAAAACACTACAGCAACAGTTGATGGAATCGGCTATGGCCAGTACTTTTTCACCGAAAAAATCAAACATTCCAACATTACTACAGTACGCCAGCTCTGGTCCACTTGATGAAATTATCTACGGATAACTAGCGTTTATAATTAAAAACATACGGAAATAGGCTGTGCAACTCAGCGACTTTGATAAAAGTAGAGTCCGGTATCATCTGGGCTACTTCACGGTTTCCGTGCCAGCGGGCGATTATGCCCGTCTGGAAGAAGCCATGAATACGATCCCAGATTCGTACTTTTACGACAAGATTGCTATTCAGATTGGTCGCTGTGACACTGCCGAAAAGAAGACTGAGGTTGCCACTTCACCTTCTACCCGTCTTGAAAGTATTGTTGGTGACGTTGATCGTACGATCAGATCCAGTAATGCCAAAGAGGCACTCAAGGTTTGGGATGAGATTTATCTCTACGAAACCAACCGTTTAGCCGGTATCCTTTACGTACCTAACTACAAGGATCCGTTCCAAGCCAGATATCGTTACGAACGCTCTGGTGCTGAATTCATCCAGGCTTTACCTGGCCCTGCCGACACCAGTGTTGGTTCTCGTATCTATCTACATGAGCTTTGGAGGTAATTATGGCTGATCTTTACAATTATGCCAATCAATTTACACTTGGGCAGCTTTTTCGTGGCGGTCAAAATGTTCTTCAGGGCGCTGCAAATCTGTTAAATCAAGCGGGCATTGGCACCCGAGGAACTCCTCCTAGTAACACCAAAGGAGCAAGGCCTATTGGCGCACAAGCCGTATTAAACGGTAAACCTGTCTATTGGGGAGGTGATAATTATGGTTGGCAATCGCTGAATGGCACAGGAAGTAGCGCCACGCTAAATACTCTTAATGTCCCTGGTGCCCAAAGTCGTTTTACACAAGATCCAGGGTTTCGTCCTTTAGGCGGCACCCCTGAAGAACGTGCACAAGCTGCGGAAACATCCCGTATTGCTCAATTAACTGCACAAGATCCAGAGCTTCAACGCTATGAGGCTGCTCGTCTAAAAGCCGTAGCACCTGGCGCAACAGCAGAACAAGTGCAGTCTGCAGAAGATATTGGCATGCAGATCTGGCGTCAGAAGTATGGCACCACTCCCATGGGGCAAACGGGTGGCGCAGTTGGATCTTTTAACCCCTTGATGCAGAAAACTTTTGGCTATCAGTCCGGCATGGCACCAAATCAACTTGCTGAGATGCAAAAGACGGCTGCTCCAATTCCCGTAGCTCCAGGGGCGCTTCCATACCAGATGGGCGATCTTGGCACCCGTGTTTCAGAAACAGGGTATGATCCTGCTGCTTACGGATTAACACCAGACAAAATTGAGGAAATGAAGAAAAAACTTCTTCAACAAGCAAGTAAGTAATTTAATTGGCATTGCTTTGCATGTAAGCCCAACCAACTGGACACGAATCTTTGATTCACGGGGGCCAGTGTTGTTGCTTTAAACCGATGATTCTCTGTCCCAATCTTGTTAAACGCACCCTTGTGTACCTGGCCACAACACTGGCACTCCAAACAGTTTTTATTCCTGGTCTCAAGGCAAGTTCAAATTGGGTAGGAGAACAAAGCTAATGCAGCCATGTCATTAGATCCGAACGTTCTTTTTGTTGCCAAACGCCTTTTGTCTGAGGGGTATACCCGTGGGCAGGCTGCGGGCATACTTGGTAACTTTGATGTTGAATCTGGTAATAATCCGCGCATTAATGAAGGCGGAAAAGTTGGCGCCCCTTTAGGTGTTGGTGGATATGGTGTTGCTCAATGGACTGGTGGTAGGCAAAAGAACTTAATTAATTATGCCAAGCAAAAAGGATTAGATCCTGGTTCTATTGAAGCCCAAGCTGATTTTCTCATCTACGAATTAAAGGGATCAGAGAAAAGAGCAGACCAATCTTTACGTGGCGCTGTTTCTCCAGAAGAAGCTGCACGTCGTTTTCTTACGGATTTTGAGCGTGCCGGTATTCCCAAAGCGGAACAACGTCAAAAAGCTGCAAGGGAAATCTATGGTAAATTAAGCGCATTAGAGGGTCAATCAACCTCTTCACAAGGCACACAACAGGTACCTGCAATTGATCCGCAGCAATTATTAAAAGCTTTTGCTAGTCAAGTCTTTACATCCAATCCTACTCTTGGATCAAATGTCCTTGGCTTGCTAGGAGAACTCCCTCCTGTCACGCAAAATGTGTTTGATGCAGGACGCTTAACACCACAATCGTCTTACCTGACGCAGTTAACAAGACCATTGACAGGTCTATAATAGACATAATTAGTGCAGTAGAACATTGTCGTCAACAAGTACCAACAAGCAGCCACTGCTTATCGACCGGCCGTTATTTGATTCGGTTCGGGTAACGACTCAGACCGTTGGTAGTTCTACTGCCAATACTCTCTTTGTGCAAGGCGGACAAGCTCCATCGATCTTGGTGGATATGGACGCTGCTTTACAAGAAGATAACAACAGTGGCGGCGTTGTTGATTCCATTACCATTAGCCGTAATGACTTCTATCGTGGCCCAGATTACACCGTCAATGCGTCGACTTCTGGCACTGTTATATCTCTTGTCAGTGGTCAGATTGTGTTTGTTGCTGCCACTGGGGTCTTAGCCACTGCTCCCGGCAGTGGTTACGGTTATTACACTTACACGGGAGCGACGACTCTTACTGGCGTTAATACCGCATTAGTTTATTCGGGCGGAACCGCCAGTGGTTTTTCGTACAACGGTGTTGCCTATGGTTATCAACCAGCGGTAACTTTTGTGTTCTACCAAACCCGTGGCACGACTGTACCCATTCCAGCTTCTGGTGATTACCGTGTGTTGTTCGCCAAGACTCTTCCAGCTAATAGTGGTACTGTCGACTGCTCTGACCTGATGCCGCAACTTGCCGCTCCCGTTGCGCAAGCCGGCAACACCACTGGCTTAGGTTCTACGGCTCCCCTACGCAACAAAGGCATCTACCTGGAACGAGGCGACCGTATTTACGTTGGCGTGTTTCCTGACGGACCCAATATCTCTGGCTATACACCAGGTGCTCATATCGTTGCTCAAGGCGGCTTCTTCTGATCATGGCCAAAAAGAGTGGAAGCTCTTTTGGTAATTTCAATCGGTCTGAAGTCTTTGACCCGAGGCCGATTAAACCGATCACGACTGAGTTTTCCAAAGGTTCGGTACCAGATTCCATCTACTCTGCTAACAGGGAATCGGCATGGTCCCGTTGGCGCCGTGGCTATGAACTAGCAACAGCAACTTTCTTTGACAACGGATATAACTACCCATTTCAGTATCAAATCCCTGTGCCATCTGGCACCCCAAGTTCTGTTGTTAACCCATCCCCCGTTGTGTCCGGGACTTTTGTTGGGTTCCCGACCAAGAACAAAGAGATGGGCATGCATTGGGCTGGCTGGCGTTATGCCGGATCCATGCGTAGTGACAAACTAAAAGATCCCGTTACCAATCAAAAACTATTTGTTGAATCAATTACAGAAGATGCAAACTACTGGTATGTAAAACTTGCGGGTTCCTGGAGCGCAAGCAATCCGCTTCCCCCGCCATTCTTTGTTGCAGTGCCAGGTGTACCAGGTGGCTTAACACCGTTAGATAGTGAGATCCTTGAGGATCGTGTCATTTCTGTTGATGGTGAGATCATTGATCGCGACACAATTAACCCGCAAACACAAAAGCGTTATGGCTACGTACAAGCCGTCCTGGTAGCTACAAACCCAACAACGGGTGTATTAACGGTACGTAAGTCGGGATCCGTTCAAGTCACACCAGATAAGGAATATATTTCTTCCTCACCTCAGCCCTTTACGATTGGACGTTATCTCATTACAGGTTCAAGGTTTTGTTGTTCATGTCAAGACTTTACTCACCGTGATTTTGCCTTCATGCGTGATATCACTAAACCCATTAAGAAACTCTATCCACGCAGTGGTGCTTCTTCTATCAAGCCAGGTCGTTATGAAGAAACCACATTGGCAGGTGTTCTAAATAACAGTGCCATGACGGTTGCATCTGTAAACAGACAGATGACGGTCTATGCACCCAGTGGTTTTACACTTCCTTTTGACGTTGCTCCATCCACTGTGGATCGTAACGCAACACGGGATAGCCCTGGTGTGTACAGAGATTTTGGTGCTACTTACACCAGGAAGACACCGAATCCAGCAATACCTGGAACTGCGTCAGATGGGATGCCCTCCTATCAGGACTATACGAGCGACCAGGGAACCGTCACATCTTTAACAGATAACTGGGAACCATTACTCGATGAGTTGCGTTATTGCAAACACATCTACGCACTTAAGTTTGCTGATAACACATTTCCACCAGAACCTTCTGATTTTCCTGTAGGAGTTGGAAGCATGGCAGCGTGGGAACAAAAGCTTGTTGATCAAACAGAAAATGAACAGAAAGAAATGGATGCAGCTAACTTGAATCGTTTTTCGTTGTCGCAAATGGATGTGCCGCCTTATAACTGTCAATCTCCAATGATGATGCCAATGATGCAAAAACTATTCAATGTACCCACTCAATTCATTGTGATGCAAGGTTTTACGATGTTTGATAAGAATGGCCTACCTTACACGCCATAAAAAAGCTCTGCATTTCGCAGAGCCGTCACGCATCGTCTGATGTAGCTATGCGGCAACAGGCATCATGCCATTCTTTGTAAGGTGCCGTCTGACTGCAGATACATTCCAACGGTAGCTATCCCTGGATCGGGTCTCCGGAAATGCGGCGTAGTGTGGACCTAGCTTCAGGGTGCCGTCGTCGCGGTACTTGAAGAGCGTCTTGCGGTCGATTCCAAGGAGTTCTTCAAGTTGCTGAGCAGAGACCCAGCCAGGGTGCTTAGCCATTGGTTTGGCAGTCGTTACTCATAAAACTTATCGCAAGTCAAGCCGTCGTCAACGGTCTTAAGGAAAGTTTTATCTCTTTGTTGTAGCCATGAAACTGTATGGGGAAATTAGAATGAGTTAACGGCAATCGAAGAGCATGTTTTGCAACGAGCACGAGCCCCTCGCCCTGCTAGTTGAATTAACACCTAAACTTGCCAAAAAACGTTTCAGAGAAAGTATATACCAAGCATGGGACCACAAGTGTGGTTATTGCGGAGATACTGCCACAAGCCTGGATCACATCATACCAAGGTTTAAGTCTGGCTCTTCTAATCGCCATAACTTACTTCCTTGTTGTCGTCGCTGCAACGCACACAAGGGATCAGAAGATATGAAAAATTGGTTTGAAAAGCAAGAGTTTTTTTCTTCTGTAAACCTTGATAGGATTGAAGCCTGGATCAGACAAGAATCTGTTTTTATTTTTGGTGAGTGTTGATGAGTATTTATTCTGCTTATGTAGATATGTATAGCGACCTTGCAAGCGCTTACGAAAAAAGTGGCACTCCCCAATATGGCGCTTACGTAGATAGCTATCCTGATTTGTTAGCCGCTTGGCAGTCTACCGGAACACCTGATTACGCAGCTTATGTTAACTCTTATCCAGATTTAAAAGCGGCGGCACAAAAGAGTGGCTGGAATATTGCAAAATGGGGAGCGGATCACTGGGTAAAAAATGGAAGCAAAGAAGGACGTACACTTCCTAAGACTTATTCACAAACTAAAGATGAGTGGGGAGCAGAGCATTGGGCTTCTAACGGCCAAAGAGAAAAAAGAATTTTACCTACAACCAAAACACAAACAAAAGATGAATGGGGGAAAACTCATTGGACTACTGCGGGCAAGAACGAGGACAGAATTCTGCAAGGCCCAAAACTTATTGAAGATAGAGCTGGTAATTTAACTATAAACACAGATGTTATTGGTGCCGGAGCGCAACAACAATATCAAGATATAGCAAATCGTTTTAACACAACAGAAGGAGGCCAGTACTTAACTCTTTTAAATCAAAGCTATAATTCACTTTCTAACGTAGGCAAAGCAGAGTTTGACAGTGCTGTCAGAAACTCTATAGATAGTTTTTACCTTAAGAACAAAGCGCCTGCTCCTTGGGATGCGACTTCTTTGATGGTTGAGCCGCCGGGGGGAGGATTTAATGCCAGTGATTATGCAGGTTACAAACCATCAGCAGTAACGGATTATTGGAATAAAGTCGCTTCGGGCGATCTTGATTTTATTTCTCGTTATGGAGCTAGCAACCCTGATCTTTACTTGCGGCAAGATTATACAAACGTTGGACGCCATCAAGGAATTAGGGGATACAAACCAATTGAAGCTGAGAGCGCAACAAAGTACGTAGAGAAGCTCACAGATGCTGAACGACAACTGTATCGCGATCAAGTCTTAGGTGTCGTCGGTTTACCAGGACAAGAAACCCTGGTGCTTTCAGCCCCAAAATACGATTCGGAAGGAAAGCTTCTTAATCCAGAAGAAGTTGACACTCTGCTTGAAAAACAGTTTGCTAAGGTTCTTACTTCAACAGAACTTAGGAAAGAAAAACAACTTGGCGCACTTGCGCAAGATGTTTTAAAAACAAGTATCGACGAATTAAAACGAGCAAAAGCAAAGGAAGCAGACCTTTCTTTCATGAAGGGTTTACCTGGCTACAACGAAATTTTAGAAATTAACACAACACTCGCCAATTCCGTACTGGGTGATTCAGGTATTGGCGGCATTCTTTCAATGATGGGCGGCAAGACAGAATACAAAAATAGCCTTGAGAAAGACATCGAAAAAATCACGGGAGTTAGCTCGAACTCAACTTTATACAACTGGCAAAAATGGTTTGAAGACACACTTATGAAAAAGTACCAGGAGTATGAATATACTGTTAATGAATACAGCCCGGAAGACTTAAATACTTTACAGGCACAGGCTAAAGATGAAATCGCTGCTTACGAAAAAGAAGTCGAAGCAGGTAATACAAGTTTTGAGAAACCCGTCTATTTAAAGATCATTGAAGAACAGAAGGCAAAAGGGGTTACTTTAAACATCAATAACGTTGATGATTTCAAAAAGATTCTCGTTGATGTGGATATTTCTTCGCAAAAACAATTTGTAGACTCTTTTATCAACAAGTACTTGAAGCCACGCTTTGATCAATCAAAGTCAATGGATGAATTTATTAGTTACTTGGACGTGAAAGAAGACGAGCAAAATATTTTCCAATCACAAACAACAGTAAACAAGTTAAAACAAATTGCTGACCTTAGGGCAAAGGGATTTCTTGATACAATCACACAAGCAGAAAAAGCGGTTAAAGATTTTGATCCAAAGTTCTACCTAGATCCCCTGGCAAATACAACAAAGGAGATCAGTGCGGCAAAGCAAAGTCAATATACACAGCAAAAAGAGACAGTTGCTGCTGATTTTGAAAGTGCAAAGAATGGTGCCCTTGGTTCAGACGGTACTAATTGGGCATTAGAAGCATATCGTTTTGGTTACGAGAATACATACAAGACAGACCCGGCAGTTTTTGCGCGTTTACATTACCAAGTTAAAGGTCGTTTTGCAAACAAAGACTCAAATGGACAATCTTTTATTTTTGATCCAGCGGAAGATATCCTGCCTTATGAAGAGCTGAATAAAAAGATTCAAAGCTTTGGGGCTGAGATGGCTTTAAGAAAAGAACTCTATGGGGATGCTTCTTTTATGCAGTTTGTGACACCAGAAGAATACGCTGATGCGTTGCTTAAATCTGTTGATCCTGCGCAAAATAAAGAAGAATGGCAAAAAGTTTTGGAACAATTAGGCCTTGACTACACGGAAGACTTGCAGCAAGTCAAGGACTATTTGATTGAATCTTTCAGGACAGAAGAAGCTAAACAAATTAGAGAAAACATCAAATACCTTAATGAAAAGAAAGAAGACCTGACGCAAAAAGAGCTAGGTGTTAGTTACATCGAAAGAGAAGAAGATAAAAAAGAAGTTTCTTCAGAACAAACTGCGCTTTACAGTATTTTCAAAAACGCAGGCTACGGCGGAACAGAAGATGAATTTTATTCAGATTTTATGCCAGACGTAGATCGTTCTGAGCAAGAACTGGTTTCAAAAACAATGTCTAAAGAAGGAATAAAACTTGACCTTGGAGACATGGAAGATCCATTCTCTGCTCTTAGCAATTTGTCAGGTCTCTTTGGTACGGATGAAACCGACTTGGAAGACGATAAAGAAGAGGTTGTTAAAAAAACGCCTTCCTATTTTAATATATTTGGAGAGGATACAGAAGAAGAGCTACCTCAAAAATCAAAAGCGGCTCAATCATTCCTTGGTGATTTTACATCCATGTTTAGTGGGTTTAATTAATGTCGGATAAAAGAAAAAAGGCCGTGTCTGCTTCCAAGATTGCCAAGGATAAGATGGCCTGTAACAAGCCCAGGCGTGATATCCAAGGCGGAAAAAAATCCGTTGTGAAAGCTTGTGAGAACGGTAAGGAAAAAATTGTGCGCTTTGGTGATGCAAACATGGAAATTAAAAAAGACAATCCAGAGCGACGCAAAAACTTCAGAGCTCGACACAACTGCGACGAACCGAAGAGCAAGCTGACGGCTGGCTACTGGTCGTGCAAAGCCTGGTAATCCTGGCTAAACTCTTGAGGTTGCTTTCACAACACCATGGCAAAACCCAAATCAACCACAGTCCGTCTTGAGTCCAAACCGAAGCGCACTAGACAAGGTCAGGGCAGGCACTCCTTGCCTAGCCACGGCCGTAAAAAGATGAGGGGCCAAGGTAAATAAAAATTATGTATATTGGGGATAACAATAGTTATCTCCATGTCGGATTTTTCGCGTGCTATTAACCTAATTCGTAAATACGAAGGGTTTAACGAAAAGGCATACGCAGATCCGTACACTGGTGCAGAGCCATACACCATCGGGTTTGGAACCCAGTTCTATCCCGATGGTTCCCCCGTCAAGCAAGGTCAGCGTTGCAGCCAGGAGAAAGCTCTTGAGTACCTCTTCCATGAGGTCAGCGTCATTGAGTCCCAACTCCAGCGGCAGAACCTTGGGCTTGACGACAACATGCGCCAGGCTCTAGTCTCGTTCATTCATTCCGTTGGTTGGGAGTCCTTCTTGTACAGCCACATCATTGATCATGTGGAAGCAGAGGATTTTGCTAGTGCCACCACGGAGATGAGCCGTTGGATCTTTGACCAGAACCATAAGGTTGTTGGTGGTCTCCTGGAACGCAGGAGAGAAGAGATGGGTCTTTTCCTCCGTGATGTAGACACTAGCCCTTGGGCATCAACAGAAGTTTTGTTGACCGCCTTCCGTAATTACAGCGCTGCTCCCCACGAAGTACGCGCAATCCGTGCCCTGGAGGAACGCATCAATCCTTACATCCTGTCTGAGTTTGCCAACAGTTTTCGTATTGATGACGACCGATGGCAAGACTTTGCCGATGAGTCCGTCGATCTGATATTTAACGGCTAGCATTAGAATAATTGCAACTAGCAAATGCAGAGTGGAATGGAGCGTTCGGTCGAGCCACGGGAGTTTGAACTTCCTCTTGAGCTTCAATTTGCCATGCGCAAAGCTGAACTCCAGTCCGAGGAGATGACTTGGGAAGAGTTGCGTTTTGCTTTGTTGAGTCTCTACCACCAACGTTTGATGGAGTGGCATGCTATCAAAGACATCATGGCGTCAGAAAACATTGAGATCGACTGGGATCATCCAACCGACCTCGAATTAGCTGAACTCGCCGCCGCCTGTGGATATCGAGACGACGACGAGGATGATGACGATGAGCTTCAGCCCTTTTGAGCTTCGTCAAGTTGAATGAGGCGGTCCAGATACCACTGAGCTTTCTTTAGTGATTCTGTACCGCCTTTGTGGCGTTCACGCCAGGTGTACTTTAAATTGTTGCCTTTACAGTAACCACGGAATTCTTCGGCGGTTAAAGCTGCTTCAATGGCTTCAATGCACTCAATGCCGCCATCTGTGTAGTGAGCGGGGTGATTGACCACATCCTCTCGGACCACAGGAGGCTTTTCTTTGGTGGCCCAGGGTACTGGGCAAACACCTCCAGGGCAGTCACTCACTTCTTCTACCGGAGCAAACCACGACGTTTTGCTGACAGCATCCGTTCCTTCTCGTCCGGTTCCTCCAGTTCCAACACCAGCGTTCTTGGTTTCGGAGATGCTCCCATCGCCAAACCCTGCTCCATTGAGGGGATATAGCCCGTCATTCCAGGCCGTTGTCCCTCGAGATTCAACGGATTCCTTTCTAGCCCCTGCTCGCATGCTACTAGACCGCGATTGTACATGTCATACAATGGTACATCATTTTGCTCGTTATCGAGAGGTGCGCCAAAATCTTCTTCATCAAGACAACGACATTTAACTTCGTCTTGTACAAAGGCGTCTAAGAAACCTGCAGCGGAATGCATCACGGCTTTAATCGATTTAGTCCTTTTACAATGATAAGATGGCTAACCGATTTAGACCTACTTACGATCCAGGGATTAACTCTGGTACCTCTGGAGCTGAGGTAACAGACCTTAATCCGGAACAGGCTTACGACACGGACTTACGACGCATTTCAGCAGATTCCCGTGGGTCTGCCGAATCTGTAAATGACGATCAAGGCCGCGTTGCTAAATTCATGCGAGCAGCAAAAACCGCTGGCGAGTACCAGAAACGCAATTTAGTGCGTGAACCAACCAGTGCAACGGCAGGTGATTCGGGTGGGCGTGCCGGATCTATTGGCTACGCCCGTAAACCCAAAGTTCAATTTGGTAAACCTTTCGGTTAAACCTGAGAAAAGACCACGTTGTTTGGTTGGTCTTGGTACTTACCTTTCCGGTCTTGGTACGTTGTGTGGCATGGATTACCCCGATAGAAAAGCAGTTGCGTGATCCCTTCGTTTGCATAGATGCGATTGAAGAGCCCAGTGCAATTACTGATTTCAAGCGTCAGGTAACCTTCCCACCCACTTTCGGCTGGTGTAATGTTGACCAGGATACCTGAACGTGCATAAGTAGATTTACCGACGGCAACGACAGTGACATCACGAGGAAGTTTTAGACGTTCTTGGGCAACGCCAAGACAATAGCCATACGGAGGAAGCAAGAAGTACTGACCGCGTTCGTCCTCTAGGAGATCTGCAGGCTTCAGGATGTCAGGATCAAAGTTCTTTGGATCACAGTCACCAGCTTGTACCTTGCCAAAGATCAGGCATTGCGCAGGAGACAAACGGATGTCATAGCCGTAAGAACTAAGGCCGTAGCTAAGAAGCTTGCGTCCATCTTCTTTGTTGACCAAATGATCCACAAAGGGTTCGATCATCTGGTCGTCTTCCGCCAGTTGCTTGATCTCCCAGTCGGCCAGGACGCTCATAAATCCCTGTAATCGTCCTTCAGTCTACAGAG